CGCTGCCGCAAGCCGGCGATCCCGGGGGCGCTGGTGTGCGAGATCCACGGCGGCAAAGCCCCCCAGGTGAAACGCAAGGCGCGCGAGCGGCTGCTGGAAGCCGCCGACCCGGCATCGGCCAAGCTGCGTGAGCTGCTGGACTCCGACGACGAGGCCGTCGCGCTGCGCGCCGCGACCGCGATCCTGGACCGGTCCGGCAACGGGCCGACAACCCGGCAGGTCAACGTCGACGGCGGCCAGGTCCGCTACCAGATCGAGGGCGTCGACATGGACGCCCTGTGAGCGTCGACGCCGGCGTCGTCCACCGGTTCCGGCCCCGCGGCGCCTGCGCCGAGCTGTGGGCCCGCCGCGACTCCGAGGTCCTCGTCGCCGGCCCGGCCGGGACCGGCAAGAGCCGCTCGTGCCTGGAGAAGGTCCACATGGCGGCGCTCAAGTACCCGGGGATGCGGGCCATCCTGGTGCGCAAGACGCTGTCCAGCCTGACCGCGTCGGCGCTGGTCACCTGGCGCCGCTTCGTCATCCCCGAAGCGATGGCCGCCGAGGTCGTCGAGTTCTACGGCGGCTCGGCGCAGGAGCCGGCCCAGTACCGCTACGCCAACGGCTCCACGGTGGTTCTCGGCGGGATGGACAAGGCCAGCAAGGTCATGTCGACCGAGTACGACCTGATCTATGTCCAGGAGGCCACCGAGCTCACCGAGGACGACTGGGAGGCGCTGACGACCCGGCTGCGCTACGGCCGCCTGCCCTACCAGCAGCTCCTGGCCGACACCAACCCGGACACCCCCACGCACTGGCTCAAGGGCCGCTGTGAGCGTGGCGCGACGGTGCTGCTGCAGAGCCTGCACACCGACAACCCGGCGCTGTACGACGACCAGGGCGAGAAGACCGAGGCCGGCGCGACCTACCTGGAGAAGCTCGAGGCCCTGACCGGCGTGCGTCGCCAGCGGCTCCTACTCGGCCGGTGGGTGGCCGCCGAAGGCGTCATCTACGAGACGTTCGACTCCGCCATCCACGTCATCGACCCCTTCCCGGTGCCGTCGGACTGGACCCGCTGGTGGACGGTCGACTTCGGCTTCGTGCACCCCTTCGTGTTCCAGTGGTGGGCTGAGGACCCCGACGGGAAGCTGTACCTCTACCGCGAGCTGTATCGGACCCACCGCACCGTCGACCAGCACGCTGCCGATGTGGCCGTCTTCGCATCAGCGGAGCCGCGGCCGCGGGCCGTCATCTGCGACCACGACGCCGAAGGGCGGGCCACGCTGGAGAACGCCCTGGGGATCGGGACCGTCGCGGCTGACAAGCGGGTCCTGGAGGGCATCGACGCCGTCCAGACCCGGTTCCGCGACCGGCGCTGCCTGATCTTCAAGGACTGCCGAGTGTACCGCGATCCCGAGCTCGTCGAGGCCCACAAGCCGACGTGTACGGCTGAGGAGCTGCCCGGCTACGTGTGGGCTGACTTCAAGACCAAGGAGCAGCCCGTCAAGGAGCAGGACGACGGCTGTGACGCGCTCCGCTACATGGTCGCCCAGCGCGACCTCCTCGGCCGTCCGAGAGTGAGGTTCATGTGACCCAGCCGTCGTCGCTTCCGGTCGCTGGCCGTCATACCAGCGTCCAGGCTATCACCCCGTTCTTCGAGTTCGACCACCTGCCAGCACCGCAGCGTGAGGTTTCGGCCAAGGTGTACCTGCTGGCCGAGCAGATGCTCGCGGCGCTCGGCGACGGGCCCGAGCTGACCGTCGGGCTCCGCAAGCTCCTGGAGGCCAAGGACGCTTTCGTGCGGGCGTCGCTGTGACGACCACGGCCGCGTTCCGTGAGGAGCTGGCGAGGCTGCGCGCTCAACCGGCACGCGCCCCTCGCCGGGCGCTGCTGACCACCCTCGCGGTTGTGGCTGCGAGGGTGGTCGCGGCGCTCCCCCGGGCCCGCACGGCGGTCCTGTCGGTGGCCGGCTTCGGCTGCCTGACCGCGGCCGCCTGGACCGTCGGGACGGGCGCCGGCCTGGCCGCAGCTGGGGTGTCGCTGCTGGTGCTGGAGTACCTGGCCAACGACGGCGGGGGCGGGCGTCGACGGTGAGGTCCCCCCTGGGTGCGCTACTGAACCGGACCCCGGTCAAGCTGGGCATCCCAACCGGGCCGTTCGGGCTGACACTGGCCGCATCTGGCGCCGGCGACGCTGAGACCATGATGCGCCAGTACGGCGCCGTCGGGACGTTGTTCACCATCGTCCAGCGGATCGCGAACAGCGTGTCCGAGGTCGAGTGGCGGCTGTACCGCAAGCAGGTAGACGGCCGGGTCCGCTACGGCCCCCGCGAAGACAGCCGCCAAGAGGTCAAAAGCCACTGGGCCCTGGACGTGTGGAACAACCCCAACCCGTTCATGACCCGCCAAGAGTTCGTCGAGGCCTTCGCCCAGCACCTGGAGCTGACCGGGGAGGCCTGGTGGCTAGTCGGCCGCGACCCCAGGAGCTCGCTGCCGCTGGAGCTGTGGCCGGTCCGCCCCGACCGGATGGCACCGGTGCCGGACCCGACCGAGTACCTGTCGGGCTACATCTACCGGGGCCCCGACGGCCAGCACGTCCCCCTCGGCCTGGACGAGATCGTGTTCCTGCGGATGCCGAACCCGCTCGACCCCTACCGAGGCCTTGGTCCCGTCCAGGCGCTGCTCGTCGACCTCGACTCGGCCCGCTACACCGCCGAGTGGAACCGCAATTTCTTCTACAACGACGCCAGCCCCGGCGGAATTATCGAGGTCGATAAGCGGCTCGACGACGACGAGTTCAAGGAAATGACGATGCGCTGGCGCGAGCAGCACCAGGGCGTCCGCAACGCCCACCGCGTCGCCGTCATCGAGCAAGGCAAATGGGTCGACCGGGCGTTCTCCATGCGGGACATGCAGTTCTCCGAGCTGCGTGGTGTCTCCCGCGACGTGATCCGGGAAGCCTTCGGCTACCCCAAGCCAATGTTGGGCAGCGTGGACGACGTCAACCGCGCGAACGCTGACGCCGGCGAGGTCGTCTTCGCCCGCTGGGTGCTGCGCCAGCGACTCCGCCGCATTAAGGGCGCGCTCAACAGCGACTTCCTCAAGCTGTTCGGGCCCGAGGTCGCCACCCGGTACGAGTTCGACCACGACGACCCGACCCCCGAGGACCGCGAAGCCGACCGCCTCGAGCGGGTCGCCGCCGTCGACATGGCCATCAAGCTCATCCAGCAGGGCTTCGACCCGGCTGAGGTCCTCCAGTTCCTCGGCCTGCCCGAGCTGGCCTACACCCCGCCGCCCGAGCCGGCGCCGGCACCCGATCCGGACCAGCAGGCCGCCGCGATCCTCGCCCGCCTCGCCCAGGGTCTGGAGCGGCCCGAGCTGCTCGCCCTGGCCGCCTCCCACCAAGGAGCCAACCGTGCCCCGTAGACCCCTCGCCCAGGACCTCCGCGCCCAGGTCGGCCGGCTCCTCACCGCCCGCCGCGCCGACGCCGGCCCAGCCCGCCCCGAAGGTCAGGCCCCCAACCTCACCCTGGCCAGCAACGGCGACAGCGGCCCGGCGGTGCTGCGCATCTACGACGCCATCGGCGGCTGGTGGGGCATCACCGCCCAGGAGGTCGCCGAGCTCCTCGACGACCTGGGCGCCGACCGGGCCCTGGAGGTCCGGATCAACAGCCCCGGCGGGGATGTGTTCGAGGCCACGGCGATCTACAACCTGCTGGTGGACCGCGCCGGCCCGGTCGACGTGATCGTGGACGGCCTCGCCGCGAGCGCGGCCAGCTTCATCAGCATGGCCGGCGACACCGTGACCATGAACCGCGGAACCCAGTTCATGATCCACGACGCGTTGGGGCTGACGATCGGCAACGCCGGCGAGCATCGGCTCATGGCCGAGCTGCTGGACCGGGTGTCGGACGCTGTCGCCGACATCTACCAGGCGCGCGCCGGCGGCAGCGTCGCCACCTGGCGCGAGCGGATGCGCGCCGAAACCTGGTACTCGGCCGTCGAGGCCGTCGATGCCGGCCTGGCCGACTCCCACGCCGACACTGCCGACGACGACCAGGACCAGACCGCCGCCGCCGTGGCGGTCTGGGATCCGACCGCCTGCTTCACCTTCGCCGGCCGCCACCTCGCGCCGGCGCCCAGCATCGCCGCCCCCGACGCGGCCCCCGCCGCGCCGTCCCCCGCCGCCGAGCCTGACGTGGCCGCGGCCGTCCGAGCTCTGAAAGGAGCGTTCGTCCATGCCTGAGACCACCGTCAGGCCGTCCCTGGCAGAGCTGGAGGCCACCCTCCAGGACCAGGCGCAGGTCACCACCCTCATCAATGAGGGCCGCTTCGGTGACTTCGTCCGCGACTACGTCGAGGCCCGCACCGAGCAGGCCGGCAACATCCAGCAGCAGGTCGAGGAGCAGACCCAGCGGGTGCTGGGCGAGTGGCTCCGCGACCAGCAGGGCCAGGCCGCCAACGTCCGCCGGGTCAACCTGGATCCCAACAGCCCCGTCGCTGGCCGCAACGCCCGCCGGCAGGGCCTGCACAGCCGCCGCTCCCCCGGTGCCCGGGTCGACGCCTACCTGGATGAGCAGCAGCTCGACACCGAGGACTACCTGCGGAGCATCTGGTACCGCAACCAGGCGCCGGCCGCGGTCGCGTTGCGGGACCGCCTGACCGGCATCCGCAACGACTTCGGGTCGACCGTGCCGGCCGACGGCGGGTTCCTGATCCCCGAGCGGCTCCGCTCCGAGCTCCTGTCGATCGCGCTGGAGACCGCCATCGTGCGGCCCCGCGCCCGGGTCATCCCGATGGACTCGCTCAGGGTGCCGTTCCCGACCATCGACGACACCTCGCACGCCTCCAGCGTGTACGGCGGCATGATCGGCTACTGGACCGAGGAAGGCGGGGCCCTGACCGAGAGCCAGGCCAGCTTCGGCCGGGTCGTGCTCGACGCGAAGAAGCTGACCGGGTACTCGGAGGTGCCGAACGAGCTGTTCCAGGACGCCATCGGCAGCTTCGCCGCCCTGGTCGAGCAGCTCTGGCCAGAGGCGATCGCGTTCTTCGAGGACGA